TCCTAAATTATTGTTTACATTGTTTACAAGGGCCTAAATCATTGATATTCAATCGGTTATAGAGAAACAATGATTGTTTATTATTGTTTCTCATTGTTTACTGCTGGTCCCTGCCACTGGGGCCAATATCCCCGGCTTGTGGACACAAAAAAACCCGGACTTCCCTAAGCCCGGGACGGAGTAGTTTCCTAAAATTTCCAGCTAAAGCCGACCTCATACCCCGATCGGGTCAGCTCGAAGTCCCGCATATAGGATATATCTACTCCGAAATTCCTGTAATATATGCCTCCCCCAGCCCCAACCTGCCCGAATGAGTTAGCCGAAGCTCTCAGAAAGGGGGACCATTTCTGGGACCTCGTTTCTTTGATCTGTTCTCGGACGGGGATATACTTGTACGTAAGATGCTGGAGAGTGTTGTATTGGACTGTAGCCTCCCAGTCAAATTGGCCAATTTTGGGATCTTTGAAGAATGTTCCAGCGTATTTCCTGGTCGTATTCCAGTCCAATATTGTCCTTTTTACGCTCTCCAGAGTATCCACCTCCTTTTGGTCCTCCCCAAAACCCCCTCCATTTGTGATTTCTGGGGGTGTTTGGGGAACCTTTTTCTCCTGGCCCTTATAGATATATATCAATTTGATTGGATTCCTAAAACCCTCCCATTTTGGAACCAAATCCGGGACTTTGACCTCCCCCTGAATTGGGGGTAAATCGACATACTTTATAACTGTCTTTTCCTCGACTGTTTTACGCCCGATTATAAAGCCTATACCTACAAGAACTATTGTGCAGAGTACTCTCTTTAGTAAGTCCATATCGTGTCCTGCGGGAGGGTTTTAGAAGCATCTACGTGGATAAAATTCCCGTCGATGCCTATCCTCCGGATCTGCAATGCAATGGCTGCCTGGAGGATCTTCATCCGATTGGGGCCCGAGGCACACCGGATGTCCACTGCCAAACCTTCGGTGTGAGCACTGTTACCGGACCGTCCTTTGGCCTTATCGTGTTCTTTGGAACGATAAGCGCAATTGAGGACGAGGGGAATGCCTGCCTTTTCACGGAGGTCATCCAGGAGATCGAGAAAGTCCTGGTCCATGTCTTCAATGGAGCAGGACGGGTTGCATCGCTCGAATTCTTCGGGCTTAAAATACTTACTTGTCTTCATGGCATTCAAAGTCTATTTGAGTTTTCTTGCTGACCGATCTCTCCATGTATGACCGGAGAGCTCTGAATATGGGGTGATTCGAAATGATTGCGGAGTTCTCCAGAAAGCTCCAAAACTCAGTCCCGACCACAAAAGCAGCGAAGAAGTTGGCAAGGTTGAGACCCCCCAAGTTCGGGAGGACATGCACGTCAAACATGTAGGCCATGCCAATACCGATAATGCTGAGCCCCAACTTCCAACACGTGTCCCACATTTTCTCGCTTTTGAACACATATTTTTGATGGGCTCGTTTGTGGCGCTTGTAGTCAGCAATATTTCCAGTTATGAAGTCGACGATAATGGCAATACAGACACAGAGGATAAGGACCTGGACCGGAGCTAAAAGCCCCCAAAACCCTACAATGCTCCCGCATATCCATTTTCCCGCTCGCATAGCTGTCTCCTCCATATCTGTTAAACTTATAATTTATTACGTCCTATAATAATTTTACGAGCCGGGGACTCCTTGTATTCAGTACATGGAGTCAGTAGTCGCAGAGCTTTAAGGTGATTTATAGCCTTCTCGAGATAGGCTTCCCCAATATTCCGTGCTTCGTTAGAGCTACGGACGATGATGTTGTCCTCTACTCGAGTGCTGAATTCACCATCTTTATACCTTACCCCAAAAGCAGTGGGATTGATTGGGTTGTTAACTATGAACCTGGAATATGCAATGTATGCAATGGCGATCTTGAGTCCTTCGCTTCGGCCATCCCCGGAACAGCCACCGTCATAATATCCGCCTTCCATGGCGGCAGTGTACTGATCTTTTGTAATGGTTACGTCTCCGTATTGGAAAGGTCCGGGGCCGGAAAAGTCTGTCTCGTCGAGCCATCTGTAGAGGTTGGCTCCTATGGCATCCACCAATCTGAGGGTCTCAGCCTCCCGGATGTATGGCTCCAGTCTGGCCGGATCGTTGATGTTCTCGGCTATCGGCCGAACATTCCGAAGGTCGTTAAAGTTGAGTATCATCGGGCATGAGTTTTATAATCTCCTCGTCGTAAAGCCCATAAATGAGCTTGAGCATGTTTCTCTTCTGGACAGTAGAGAGAACCTGGTCCCTGATAATCTCCAGTACCTGAGTCATGTTGTCCTTGCCAATTCTGTCTGCTATAGACTCGCCGGCATTGTAAGTGAGAGACTGAATAGTGAAGTCGGGATTTTCCAAAGGAGCCCACCAGTACTCAAAGATCGATACGAAAGTCTCCTCCAGCTGCTGACGCTCCCGGACTGTAACAGAGTTGTAGTACTTGTAGGCATTGGTCATGAGATCAGCCCCAAAGTTAGCCCCCACGTCAACAGCTCGAAGAATGGGAGGCTGCTTGAAGGCTTGACCAATGTTCTCCGGGATGACTCTCTGCGTTACTTCGAATGCTTTGTCATAGTTCTCCCCGGAGAACCTTATGAACTGGGGCACCTCATCTTTGGACTTGCACTGTATGTACCACAGTTGAGAAGTGTTCTCGTCTCCTTGAAACTTGTTGAGCTCTTTCTGGGTCTCATTGACTTGGGACTGATCTTGAGTCTCGTCCTTGATGTCTACCAAGATCCCAGCTGACAAGAAGTTGGAGCATGCGTTTCTACCGGCTACATTGGCAAGTGCTTCCTCAGTTCTCATGTCTGTCATCTCAGCGATGAAGATGGGGACCGGGTAAGAGGGACTGCCTTCAGAGTCTCCGGAAAAGTAGAGTATCTGGCCATTGTAGTTGTCCCATCCGCCAGCTTCTTCTACCTGGTTCAGGATAACCTCCGGATCCGGGTTGAAGAGGTGAAACCACTCGATGTCGGACGGAGACCACCGGGACCTCGTCTTGTCTCGGTGACCCCAGTCAGGATGATATGCCGTCCGGCCAATGAATCCATCATCGTCTGCCTTCGCAAGTCGGAGAGACTCGAACGGAATGTGGTGGATCGAACTGACGCGGAAGTTCATATTGTAGTTAACATGGATGGCGAACCCATGCCATAACGTGAAGTCTTTGCATACCATGCGGAGGATCTTGTCGAGCTTCTCCCCTTCTTTGTTGACCCGCAATTTGTAGATACCTGGATCTTTGAATCCGTGACCGTATACGAAGTCATTGTATATGCTCAAGCAGGCATTGCCGGTCTTTGAAGCCTGAACAATCTCGCTGACTGTCTGGGGAAAGTCGTTGGTATCTCCGTATGTTTGGATGCCATATTGTCTCCAGTCCCGGGATTCGAACTGAGGAGCTGATTTGATCTGTGCAACTTTCATACTGGCGTAATTTTAATAGTAGGAGGGACGGGAAGCGACCCCGTCCTATTACCAGTCCTATTTGGACCCTCCTTTTTTGGCTCCCTTCTTGGGAGCCTCCGAAACGGGATTGACTATCCGGTTGTAAGCCTCTTCGATCTCCCCGGCAGACATTTGCGAGTCTGCATAGGCTTCTTTGATGGCTTCCAGATCCATCCCGGCGTCGATGAACTCCTTCACCTCGGTGTCGATGTCGGCGGGCTTCTCCTCGGGCTTCTCCTCGGGCTTCTCCTCGGGCTTCTCCTCGGGCTTCTCCTCGGTCTTCTCCTTTGCGAATGCCGAGTCGAGAATGGCATGGATTGCTCCCATGGCTTTGGAGTACTCGTCGAGCTTGGCGTTCAGCTCGGTCTGTTTCTTGTTCAGCTCTTCGAGTTCGGCTTTCACGGACTCGATCTGCTTGCTCAGAACCTGAGCCTGGCGCTTCTTGATTTCCACGTCCTTGTCCGGCATTTCCTTGCCGTAACGTGCCATGAACTTCTCCAGCCGGTCGTTCAGATCTTCGGGGACCCGGGTGAAGTACGAAAGAGCATCCTTGTTGAATGCGATGTGGTACAAGCAAAGCTCCTCCGTGATGTTTCTCGGAGTGAGGATCTTGCTGAACTCTTTGTTGATTGGGTCGTGGAGCAGGGTACCTGCTCGGAGTTCGTAATCGGGGTGTGCTACGTTTTTCATCTGTTGTTCTGTTATTCGTCTTAGTGCTAAGTCGGCTTCGATCAGGCAGAAGCCGCATCGGGAAACTGACTTATTCAAAAAGTACCGAGAAAGTTCGTCTACTTCTCGATGGAGAGCGGGGTTCTTCTCCAATTCCAATGTATGGGCCCGATAGGCTTCGCCTTTCAGGGACCCATACTTGGATTGGTAAGCTCTCAGTCTTTCGAGCATGTCAGTCATGAGTGCTACGATTTCGGGGCACCTACATAGGTGCTCAGAACGATGACATACTCTCCGTTGATGTACAGCTTCCGGATGTTTGCGTCGTCAATCTTGGCACCCCACTGGGTTTCCGTCTGGGAGGGCCCAGAGTTGTTGGTGTAGTACAGTTTGGGCGGATTAGCTGTGGCTCCTGAAGTACTATTGACGAAGATGTAGTTTGCCGGAAGTCCCGATCCCGGGAATGCAACAGCCGGATTCGGAGACGCAGGAGCTGCGGGCATGTTCACTTTGGTAATTGTCTGACAGCTGTCTCGAGTCAGGGTGATGGGAACCATATTTCCTACGGACTCCTCAGTACCATTCAGGAACTCCATCATGCCCTTTACCGTACACCCGGTGCTGCCTCCGGCAAGGAGTCCCTCGACCATGAGGTTGGTGGTCTTCTCGTCCGTGTTGAAGAGGCTCATCGGGAGCGAACCTTCCTGAGCGATAGTACCGTTGGCCAGAGTTACCTGGTAAGCGACGCCGTCGGTCATTTCGGTAGTGACAGTGATTTCGGTGAGCTCCAGACCCGAGTCCCAGCCATACACCTCGTACTTGGTGTCCCCGTTGTCTCCGGTGTCGTTGTTCTCGACGATAGCGATGACGCGGGCATTGGTCAGGCCGTTTACGAACTTCTTGGCTGCTTCCGACTTCTTGAAGATTCGGACGACCACGTTGTGCTGGTGGGTCTTGAGATACGTGCCAGCATTGATGGTGTCCGAGCCAACTGTTGCGTTGGGCAGCGAGTCGACTTCGTAACCAGTGGCACCGGCCTTGAGGATGAGCGAAGAGATAACGTTGTCAGTTACAACAGACTTCGACTTGTCGACGTCCGAGTAGCTGAGGAGAATCACCCTGGCGGTGGTGCCGGCGATTGCCGGCTTACCACACACCTGGTTGGTGAATCCTGTTTTGATTTTAGAACAATCAAGTCCTGCCATTTTCTTAGATTTTTGAGGATTAGATACCTACCGAGAACAGATCCGGGTTAGTGAGCTTGGCATCCGCCCGACCCATGAGTTCTACGTAGACTACGCGGTCTTTGTACTCGTACCAGATCCGCATCTTCTCGAAGCTGTCGATTGCATCAACACCTATGCCGAGCACGCTCTTCGAGGTGAAGAGAATTCGATGGGGGTTGTTGAGCTTCGTGCCAGTGTCTTCCGACGTAGCGATGATCTTGTCCCAGATGGGCATTGCGATGACAGGGATGCCATTGAAGCTGAGAGCCTCCATGCCATTCAGCAGAGCTAAGCGAGCCGACTCGAGGCAGCAAGCGTCCATAAGAGACTGCTGATAGGCATCGTAGACAGACTGGGTAACGAGGATAAGTTTGTCAGACTGCTGACGGAGCAGAAGCGGGGCACTGAACACGACCGACTGAATGTATCCCTTGGCCTTGTCCGGAGTAAGCTTCTGAGCTGCGTAAGATGCCCCGGCATTTTCCGTAATTGTTGCTCCGCGCTGGGACGGATTGGCTGTAGCCTGTGTGGTAATCTGTTTCCAGAAACCGTTGATGATGGTGAAGAATTTCAGGTCGAGCCCATCCGTAATGATACCGCTGTCGGTAACGTTCTTGGCGTCTTTGTCGTTGAACCAGAACAGGCGGTACCAGAAGTCCATAATGGAGCGCTCCAGAACCTCAATGACGATGTTCATGTAGTCCGTATCCGTGAAGTCCGGAATGTCGACGCCGGTGCGGAGAGAGTAGATAGTTGCCGACTGCTGAAGGTCAGTGTAACACTGGGACAGGAGGATCTCCCAGATGCCGGGCTCCCATTTCAGCTTGCGGGTGTTGATGTTCCACGGCTGAGGAGTCGGGTTACACCCGGTGTTGACCACGCCGACCATGCCACCCTCACCGATGTAACCCACCTCGGTGTTAGTGACGATGTCGGGGAAAACTGTGTGAATGGAGTTGATGTCAGGACCCTGAATGGTGTCCTCCATAATCATCTCCGAGATTGCCTGAATGACACGTCCACAAAAAGTGAACTTATCCATGTCGAGGAATCCGTCGTTTTTAGCTGCCATAGTTCTTAAAGCTTTTGAGTTTGACTACTTGAGGATCTTTTTTGCAGCGTTGACCTTCTGGAGCTTTTCGCGAGCTTCGTTCTTGAGGTCAGCTGCCGAGGGTTCGGGCTTCTTGCCTCCGGGCAGAACCGTCTTGCGGTTCTTCGGGCGGTAGTTGCTACCACGAAGGTTGCGGAGTTCGTTCTCCTGCTCCTCGATGAGGTTCGTTGCCTCGTCGAGCATCGCCTCCAGTGCTGCAACGCGGTCCTCGAGAGACTCGTTGTCCTCCATCTCGATGCTGGTGACGATGTTGTCCTCGACGGTAACCACCCGGCCGTCTTCCAGAACGACAGTGCCCGACGTCTCGCCGTTGGCGAGAGTTGCCTCTACACCTTCTGCCAGATTGTCCTCTTCACCTACGGTCTGGAGAACGACCTGACCCTCAGCATCCAGATAGTCGAAGTTGGCGGGAGCGCCTTTCTTGCCATTCCGGAATGCCTTGACTTTGCTCATGAATTTTTCATAAGCGCTTTTTTCGTTTTTTGCCATAGCATTAAAAATTTGGTTTGTGTTGTATGAATTGATTTTGGAAATGAATCCCAAGTCAAGAAGTGATTTGGCATCATGGATGCGCTCCTCATGCATGACATTGCGGAGCCGTTCCCGGTCCTGACCTGTCCTCTCGACGTACACGTCGAGAATAGCCTCCTCCTCCAGAGCAAGCTCCTCGGCAATGCTGCGAGCATCGTCGGAAGTGAGCCAATCCCCGACAGGCATGTATACCCGGTGGATGAGTGCCCGGCAATTCCTGTTTGCCGACCGGTTCTCTGCCGGAGCTGCCAACAGGATGCACACTGCCATCGAGTGACATCCCCCGACAATATTTGTGTATATAGTCCTCCCACTCATGCGAAGAAGGTCATAAATCTTGAAGCCCTCCTCAACAGAGCCCCCGTCACAGTCAATGTTGATGCACACCTCCTGTTCGTCGGGGTGTTCATCAAGTACCCGGCGGAAGGTCTCCACGGAACAGATCTCTGAGGTCCCGCCCCAAAGCTCCATCATGACCCGATTCTCTTCGGAGTCAATTGCGCCTTTTAAGTTGATGAATATCATGTGCCAAATTATTTCGATACAAATATAATTATTCCTAATAGATATTGAAATACTATTTGTGCTGGACTATTTAAAAATTAGCCCGGTCCTGAATCTGCACGTAGTTAGCATCTTCCCTCCGAATATCTTCGATTGTAGCAATCACTCTCACCTGGCCAAATGCTTTCTGAATCGCTCTCTCCATGTCAAGCCGATTCATAGGTTCCGACGCCTCAGCGAATGACCGGATAGCATATCCCCCGTCCGATCCAACTTTAGTGAACGGTACTCCGCCACCGAGTTCGTTTATGGCTGACAGAAGAGGCAGGAACATGCGGCTCGACTTCTTGTTAATGATGGTCTCGCCTCCTTCCGCCTCAATGTGCACTCCTCCAGCGGCATGACTGGGTCCCTCAATGTATTTACCTCTTGCGGCTTTCGGCAGAGGAGCTGCCCAAAGAGCTGCCATCTGAACTGCTCCCAAAGCCGCAGCTGCTGCAATGAACGGGATAGCCAAAGGGAATCCCATTTTAGCCGATGCCATGATGGAGATGGCAGTATTGATGCCAATCTCGAAGGATCCCATTGCCCTCTCCCGGATAGCTTGTTCCCGTTCGATTTTGGCCAACTCCTTCTCCTTCTGTTTCTCCATCTTGATTTTCTTCTCGTTGTACTGGGCCTCCGTGATTTGGCCATTAGCGTACATGTTTGCCAATGCCTGCTCCTCCCGGCTGTATTGTTCTTCTACCTCCTGAACCCGGCGCTCCCCGAGAGCACTGGCCAAGTCATTGAAAGCATTAGCAAAGCCGGATGCTATTTCAGCATACTCCCTGAGCTTCTCAATTCGCTCCTCCCATAAAGCCTCTTCATTCTCGGCCATCTCAAGTCGGATCTGAGCAATGGCGTCCTCGTTTCCTTGAGCTGCTGCCAACTCTGCCTCCAGATACCTTTTCCGGATCTCATACTTGGACTTGTGATTTAACTCGGCTTGAGCGAGCTCCTTGTCGAGGTCCATTTGCTGGAGACGAAGATTGTTGGCTCGGAGCTGGGCCTCCTGCTCATAGGTTTTCTCCCCGGCAGCTTTCCTGGCTTCGATTTGCTTCTGGAGCATCTCATTCTCGAGCTCCAGCTTCTTCCTTTCGTTGTCCGCTGCCTTCGAGAGGTCCTCGGCATACTGTTCGTTTAGAGTTTGGTTGAACCGGTCAAGTTGCTGTTTGGTAGCGTCCTCGCGGATCTTTTTGATTTCGTCCTGGAGGTTTTGTTGGATCTGTTTCTCGAGTTCGGCTCTGTTGACCAGGAACTGCTCATAAGCGGCATACTCTTTCTGGTATTCCTCCTCGCTCATACCTCTCACAAACTGGGGAGGCTGAATGTTGGCCAGCTCCTTCATGGCATCCTGGTACTTCTGAGTAACCTGAGCAATCTGCATATCGACTGTGCCTCCGGAAGCTACAGCCAATATGTTTGCTCTCACCCCAGCAAGGTAGTCATTGAGCTGTTTGGCTTGGTTCTCGTAGAACTGCTTGTCAGACCGAGCCATGGCATTCAGAGCCGTCTGATACTCCTTGTTAGTAATTTTGCCGTGAGCTTTCTGGAGAGCCAGACGTTCCCGGGCTCCATCCTGAGCTGCCTTGTAGAGCTTTTTCTCATACTCCATCCGGATGGCGATGCTCGTAGACTGGAATGTTGTTTGGAACCTGAGATCGTCTTCCCGGATCTTCTGCATGGCTTCCGAGTTCTTCAAAGCAACCTCCAGAGCCTTATCGGCAATGTCCTGCTGAGCCTCCCGGTTGGCTATTGCAATTTCAAGAGCCAAGTTGGCAACTGCGGCTCCCTCATTCTCGATTGTCCGGAACAGTTCTTGGTATCGACCTTTCAAGTCGTCGAGTTCCTTTTTGGCTTCCTTGTATTTGTCCAAGCTTCCGGACCACGTGTTGAGCTCTTCCTCCTTGGCTGCAATCACCTTCTTCAAGGAGTCGAACTCATCCATTGCAGCCATCTGTCTTTGACGAGCTGCATTCATTTCAATCTCGCGGAGCTTGTTGGCTGTTTTGAGCTGAGCTTCGGCGATCTGTTCCGACGTGGCATGATTGGCTTTGAGGTTCTCGATCTCCCGTTTGCCCCGGATCTCCTCGGCTTTGGACAGAGTGTTCCGCTTGGTCTCGATCTGGTCCAGAACGTATGTGGAGGCTTCGGCAGCTCGATTGTATGCTTCCATTGCCCGGGTTGCTTTTTCCTGAGCTTCCGTATTACTGTTAAATGCGCTCGTAAGAGCAACCACTCCAGCCACCAATCCTCCCACTGCCGCTGCCACCAATACAACGGGATTGGCAGCCAAAGCCGCGTTCCAAAGCCATGTGGCAGCTGCTGCTGCTTTGGTGAGGATGTTGCCAGCTCCTTGTACGGCATTTTTAGCAGCTATCGCTTTCGTCTCGGCGAGAGTCTGGTTGATGCCAACCAGCTGAACCAAGTTAGATGCAGCTCGATAAGTGGCTTCGGTCTTGGAGAGAGCTGCTTGGAGAGAAGACAAAGAGGAGAGAGCCGTGATGATGGTTATCATCTTCGTCATGGTAGCGTTGAGCTCCTCATTCTCGCTCCCCAGTACCTGAGTGGCTGTGGTCCAAAGGCCCCATACGGAAGTCAAAGCTGACGTGGCGCTGGTAACTGCCTGTATGGTTTCAGTTCCTTTACCAACGTTGGATATAGCTGTATTGACCAGGTCCTCAGCTCCTTTCAGTTCACCGGCTCGTTTAATCATCTCCTTGAACGTCTCAGAACTCGTATCCCCGGACTGAGCCATCTGGATGAGTGTCTGGGTAAGGTCGGAGAGTTCCTGCTTGAGGTTCTCCGTTGCCTTCTCGTAGTTACCAACTGACCGGCGATAGTCCCCGAGTGCCTCCTCCTGAGCTTTGAGCTCCTCGGTGGTTTCTGCAATGCGCTTGCCGAGCTCGGCTTTACGAGCCGCGTCCTGCATTGAGTTGCCCAGCTCTGCAAACTCGGCATTGTCCAAAGCCAGCTGGGTTCTAAGTTTTGCTAAACTTGCCTCCTGTTGGTTCTGGAGCTTAATGTTGTTCTGGATTTGCTTCTGGTACTTGTTCGCCTCGCTGTTGATTGCCTTGATCTGGTTGTCAAGCGCATAGTATTCTTGAGCATTCTCCTCAGTTACTTTGCCGAGAGCCTTCTGCTGATCTCTCAACTCCTGGGACCGGAGTTTCAATTCGGCTAACGTCTTGAGGGCATCCTCAGCTGTTACACGGACGTTGTAAATTGTATTTTTCTGTTCTTCGGCCATATCACATTCGTATTAGGTCTACTTTGGTTATCTTTCCAGCTTGGAAGTTGTTTATTTTCGAAACGTAGAACCAGAACCCATGCTCTTCCAGCCATATCGGGTTGAACAAGTCCAGACTTTGAATGTCGAGCGAGTCCAAAAGGATCTGGGTCTGTAGTATCTTCGGTCTTTTGAGGATATTGTTGATGAGCTTGTCGTAGTACTTAGGAACGTAGTAATTCAAATTTTTGAAATACGCCGTGTATAGTTGGACTCGGGTAAGGCTATAGCCGACGCTTACCTGTGGCCACATATAGTCAGACTTATTTATGTGGACGACCATCGGCTTACTGAGAGCATTGTACTCCCAAGTCGTCTCGGTCATTTCCCCGTTCTCCATCCGGCCTCTATTGATGGTCCAGATAGGGTAGTTAGCAAGTGTATGAATCTTATTTGTAGTGTCCGCATCATAGAGGTCTTGGTTGAGCCCTGCCAAGAACCCAATTTGGAACAGGAGTTTGGTGGGCTGGAGGTTGACGTCCGGGATGCTGAACTTGTACGAGTCAGTAACGTTGTTGTCCTTGTTATCCTCTAACTTTATCTCGTTGGACTGGGCATAGCTGGACAATTGGAACGTAAGTTTGGTGTCCTTTCCTTTGATCAGCTTGTCAGACCAATTTTTCCCGGACGAGCTTCGTCTGTTGTAGAACTCCTGAACCGAGTATGCTCTTGCTACTTTGGTGGCGGGATTCACGTCTATAGTCAGACCGAACAACTGGAAGAAAGCTTTGACTATGTCTCCCAAGCTCTTAAATCCAGTCGAAGCCAGGAGGTCATAGGTTAATCCGGGTTGAGGCTTATCCCCCGGGGAAGTTTCCGGCGCGGGAGGAGCAGTAATGCTGACCGGAAATCTCATGTCATACCGAGTGGGAGAATAATTGCCTGTGTCGAGAGCCCCGGACACCAGTATGTGCTCTCCTGCCTCCATCGGGATGTCGACCGAAACGCTGCCGGAAGATCCCGACATCCAAGTTCTGTCCAACACTATAGCATCGGTTCCGTCGTTCTTGTAGTGGGTAACTTTGACTATCACCGAACCATTTTGGAGGGAAGAAGGATTGGACCATGCGAAACTAAACGTGATTGTAGTATCCCATAGAGTCATCCAGTTGAATGTTCCGGGTACGGTGCCCATAGTCAAACGTCCGGCGACCGGGTCACTGAGAGTTACTCCGGGGGACCCTTGCCAAATCACCCCGACCGTAGTGCCAATCGAGGGGTCTTGTATCCAGCCAGTTCCGGATGCTTTCGGGGCCTTGGGATTGTCTGCCAAAACGGGGTAAATGCAAGGCAAAAACATTTCGGCTCGGTCGACGGGGTCCACGTCGGTCTCGAGACTGTAGCCTGCTCGATCGAAGATCCATGTCACCAAGTCATACCAGTTGAGGTGGGGGTAGAACTTGTCCAACTCCCTGACTTGCCTGATTGCCTCCATGGAGATCGGAGGGACGTTCGGATTCTTCTGGAGAGTTGCATATAGCCAAAAGTACAGGACTTGAGCCTCTTCGGGGCCGGAGAGGTATCGCTCAGTCCGTCCCATTGTGTCCGTGTACCACTTGAGGAGAAACATACCATCCCCGGGGTCCTTCGCGTCAGTGTTGTTTAGTGTATCGAACAGGTCAGCGGTTGCCCCGAGGATCTGGACCCCGATCGATGTATCTGATACGTCTACGATGTTCAATACTGCTCCAGCCGGGGATATGAGTGCTCCCTCATAGAATAGTTGGCAAGGAAACTTCATGTATGGCACATACGACCCCGAGCCAACTACAAAACTGAATTGGAATGCTTGCTCGTTATGGGTCGTCCTGGGCAGACTGATCCGCTGAGAATATGAGGCATTCCGGTCTTTCAGCTCCGCCAGATTGTTGATCTGGTAATTCATCGCAGGAGCATCCAGCGGGAGGTCCAGGGACCAGACCTCGCCGTCAATGCCTTTCATGAGTAGTTCGTAGTTCATATTACCACTGAGTTTGTTCGTCAATAAGCTGGAACTCGTAGCTAACAGTGTTCCGTGGGGCCTTAGTGTCCCAAGTTAGGTCCGTGTCATCTACGAGAACCCGTTGCCATTCATGGATCGTATAGTTGTACACCTGAACCAGAGGCGAGAGAGCAATCCCTTTGAGTAGATTAAAGTCATTCTCGTTAAGTTGTTCTGCTCCAGCTTGGACTATGTTCTTAACCTCCGGAGCTATCTCACCTCTCGTCTGTGTGGCATATGGGTCTCTGGAATTCGCTAATACGTATTGGTCTCCCCTGTCAACCTCCTGCGTATACTTCTTGTGTTGCTCGAACATATACGTTTCCCATCCGCCTTTCCGGTTTATCCATCGGATGTAGAAGGGGTTGCAAGGTACCTCCGTATCGATAAACATGATGTTCCATGCTTCACCGGGATATACTCCCCCCGAAGGTCTGAGTTTTACGTAATAAGCTCCGTCACTCTCTTCGTCCTCAAATTCATACACAAGAGGGATGTTGAGCCGGCTGGAAATGTCAAATTGATTTTCGTCCGAAATCTCCGTAAGTTTAACCCGAACGTCGACAGGTATAGCGGGATTTTGTGACCCCCAAAACCCTTTCGGGAATAGGGTGACGTAGTACGGATACCCGTAGTATTTTTTTACATACAGATTCCTGTCGTTGTCAGGAACCCGGTCAGTCAGTGCGAGTCCTAAGTATGACTCGGAGAAGTTAACATTGTATCCTCGTGGCATAACTCCTCGAGAGGCATATCGCACGTTGAAGTTTTGTCCGCCGATGCCTCTGTATGCGTATGCTGATATGAGGTTGTAGTCAATGCCAAAACCTATTCGCGAGTTAACATACGGGTATGTCCTGTTAAGACCCCGGAATCCAGCTTTAGCCAAGAAACTGAGGTCGTATTTCTTCGTAGTCCCGAATCCCGAGTCTCTGTAGATGTTGATGCTTTCAGTTAGTGAGTTCGCTGCTTTAACTGGACTGGGACTGTAGTAGATAAAGTTCTTCCCGTAGGCCAAAGACATGTTAGTAAGTGTTACCTTCACCCCAGATGTTGATCCTTCCCCCCCTGAATATATCCTCAGTACCGTGTAGGGGTAGCTCCCATTTACAGTATTAGGGATTTGGACAAGCCATTCCATAGAATAGCCAATCGCAAGATCGGTCGTAGCAACCCTGACCACCCCATGTCCTTCTGCGTTCCCTTGGTATAACGCGACCGTCAAGGTAGTTTCTACGTTTACTGTGCCATAGCCAACCCAAAAAGCATACCATTCCCCAGGTATCATCCTCCGGGGGATTGCGAACTCTCTGAACCATTCTTCATCGCCGCTGTCAAGGTTGTCAAACACCTCGGATTGCTCGTTGTCAATGATGTTAAGCGAGATCATGTCGGCCTCATCGAAGTTCTGGGTCTTGATCTCAAGCCCGGATGTTAAGTCGTCGGTCTCAACTGGTATTTGCGAATATGCTGAGAACAGGGAGTCGTCAGCCGGTTGATTTGTGATTGCCATATCGCGTTATATTATATATCCGTGGTCCATATTGTTGTCGGGTGTGAATGCCTCTTCAATGAGGACCTCCATTGTCTTGTCCAAATGCTGAGCCAGATACTCCTCGAAGTTATCAGCGGGAGTGTCGACCAAGTCAACGTAAATGTGATTGCGGTAAAGCTCTGAGCCTTCTCGTTTTATCTTCCATGCAGTGGCATTACCAAACCGGACCAGGTCCTTTGGGTCCGAGAAGGTGATGCCTTTGAGCTTCGCCCACTCCATGATGATCTGTCCCAAATTGGCGGGGATCTTTCCAGGACCTCGTCCACGGATGAGAGTGTAGAAATAGTTCGGGGCTTCGATTGATCCCCAAACTGTTTCGCCTTCTCGTCCCGTCTGGACTGTTATCTGAGCATAGGTTCTGCCGGAGGCTTCCTGCCCGGCGTCCTGTGATGCCCGGATGATCTCGTCCCTCATCTGGGTGAGACCCTCAGCCAATATCTGTTCCAGTCCTACCGCCATTTGTTTCGAGGTTTGCGAGCATTGGCTTTCTGCTGAGCCTTACGCTCCAGTTCCTTGTTCAGTCGCTCCCGGAAGAGGTGACTCTGCAAGTTCGTGAAAAGGAGGTTGTACACCTTGCCGTATTTCCATTCCAGGATCTCGTCCGGGTCCTTCGAGTAGTCCTTGGCCAGTGCAGTGATGGTAGCCATCTCACCAACCAACAAAGAAAACTGAGCAATACCGGCTGCCTTTTCCTCGGCACTGGGCTCATACTTGAGCTCAGCCTGTTCTCGTTCAATCCAGTACTTAATGCCCAGAAGAACCTCATACCAGTACTCGACAATTTCGGAGGTGTTCCTGAGACTCCATTTGACGCCGAGACATTGCATGCCTTCCTTCATCTTGTCGATGTCGGTCAGCTCCTTTTCAGTGATGATCCGGCCAAGCTCTATGCGTTGGCCGAACGTCATCTGACCGCCTTGTATGTCGATTCGCTGTATCATACCATTGTATAAATATCACGGAAGGTCCAGACGTCTGGGAACTCTTCCTCAGGTTTTACATTGATTCTAGTTACAATTAAGTCTTCTGTGTCCGGGAATGTATGCTCTTTGAGTACCCATTTTCCCGATGTGCATACAGGGGTTGTAGGTTTTCCACATGATACGTTCTTAAACATGTAAAATGCCGTGACCAGGGTAACTGGGCCAGTGTCAGTGTCAGCGAGTATAGATTCGGTGCCTACAGACTTGTCGACGGGTTTTGATTCAGTATTCTCAAAGGTTATCGTAATCCCCCGCATGTTAAACCCTTCATGGATGATGTCTACCAGTCTGACAGGTTTAGGTTCAGGCGGAGCAGGGGGGATGGGCTTATACGCATCGAGACACCATTCTTGCGTTACAGTTAGCTCAAGTCCTACGCTGACCTCGTTGGCGTCGAACCGAGGAGACGGGTACAGAACCCTAATGGTGTTGAATATTTCCGGATGTCTGAGTCCCAATTCCGAAGTCTTCAAGAGATACAAGAATGGCCGAACCATCTGCTCCTCGATTTGGCTCTTCAATTCCAGACGGCCGATGGTGGGAGAGTTCTGGCTGAACTTCGTGTCGCCTTTGTAGGCATCGTTGGCCATCGGCTCGAACTTGCAGAAGTATATCTGCATGATGGTCCTTTGCTTCTGGTGCCCTCTGTAAGGGATGTCGTAGTAGCCAGTGGTGGGCTCCTCGACATAGACGAAGTCGGACGACACCCGATTGCCATCCGAGTCTGTCACGAATCTTTCCATCGTGTCCACTTTGACGTTCAGCATTCGAGCCTGGTCACACTCAAAGACGGCCAGGGGGTTGACCATCTTGACCATGTTGCGGATAATAGTTATAATGTCCAGTATCATCGTTTTGCGGGGATTATGATTTTGGCGGACTTCATGCCAGTCGCCTTCGGCTTTATCTCAAATATCATTCGCATGATGAGCATGTCCAGGAAGTCCGGTGACCTGCCGAGGAGCTGCTTCATGGTGTCCTTAGAAATGAGCTCTCGTTTCTGTTCAGCGGAGTTCGTGTTCTTGGACTTGAGTACCGTCATCTCCTGCTTGATTTTCTCCTGAACTTCGGGAGAGCAGATGATGTGGATCTGGCGCTTGTTGATGAGCTCCGCCAGCTTGAATGCGCACTCCGACTTGATGTTGTTGTACGTCTTGGAGTCAATGGCTGACTGTCCTCCATGAAACTCCCGGATGCCTTTCAGGTAGCTCTCCAAGTAGAACCCAAGTCCGTCAGCGTCAGAGACGATGCTGGACCGGGGGACTTTCAGACCGGTGGCCAATTTGGCGATCTTCTCCTCCATCTCCTTGCCTTCCGAGAAGCCTTTGGCGATGGGGATCCGACAGACCATGCCGTCCCAGGTTCCAACCACCCAACTGTCTCGACCTTTCCCGGCAAGGTCAGTGCTAATGAACCGATTGCCCGTCGGGAGTACGAACTCATTGCTGAACATGTCGCACACTGCATCATAGTCGACCAGCCAATTCGGATCATCGTCATACTCCCAGTTGCCAAAGACAAGTCGCTCGATTTGCGACTGGGTCAGGTTCCGGAGAAGCCCTTCGATATACGTGTCTGGGAGAGTCTTGTTGTCCTGGGGCAGAGCTTTGACGAACCGACGCCAAGGAGGCAGCTTGTTCTCCTTCCATGGCTTGTAATAGTCCGTGTAGAGGAAATTATTGGACGGGTTGCAGGTGATGAGGAGTTTGGGAGCCAGCTTGTAGACGTCATTCTTCCATCGACCGATAGAAGCCTGGAGGTTGGTCTTCGCCTCGCGGATAAACTCGCCACCCTCTTCGATCCATCCCCGAGTCATCTGCATGGAGCCGAACCTCTCGTACATGGGGTCACTGGGGTTGTACTTGGCGTCGATCAGGTATATGCGGCTTTTGTTGTACAACTCGAAGAAGTTGTATTGGCCATTAAAGTGGTAGTAGTTCTCCGTGATGCCCCAGTGGGCAAATACCTCGTAGATGGAGGGAATAGTGTACCGGACCAGGTCGGCAGCCGTCTTACGCGCAATAAAATAAAATGTCTCTGGGTAGGTGAGGGCATCGCCGGCTATCAAGGAACACCCGAGGTAGGATTTGCCAGCACCTTTCGTGCCGGCATACAGAATGTCAGTGATCGAGTCATCAAGCCATAACCGAGCCACTTCCTTCTGCTTCTCGTTGCCTTTGGTGTCAAATTGAAGCCGGCGTCCCATTTTATTTTACCTCCATTCCTGTTATCTGTTCGAGAGTAATGCCTCCCGTCAGGTTGACATTGGTCTTGCGTCCTTGAAGTACCTGGATAAGGCTGGCAGCGTACTTACCAACCAGTGCTCCCTCAATCTGCTGGGAATTGATGGCGTCCTCGATGGTGCCACCAATTGCAGCTGCTACCGGGTCTCCCGTGAGCTCCTCGTACTCAACAGGATTGATGCCAGCAAACAGCCTAAATGATTCGATGGTCATCGGGCGGGAAATGTAGACGCTGCAGTCTTCGCCATTCTTATTCTTGTGAGACTGGGAGAAATAGTTATCCTGCATGAATTTGCAGTACTCGATGAATGCAAAATAAAGCTCCTCCGCATCGGTGGGCTTTACAAATTCCCCGGCGTCTCGCCTTTTCTGTCCCTCCTCCATATAGGCGAGCGGACTCATTTTATATGTACTTCGTGCCATGCCTCAAATATAATCAAACCTTATACAAATTAAAAATTTATTTCTGCACAACAATCCCCGGAGCGTTTGGCCCCGGGGATCTTTAATTTATTCGCTTACGCGAATGAGGGTCACGCCGAACCACAGGAACTTGACCGAAATGCCATTCGGCCAAATCATGCCTTCGTGGACCGTGGCGATGGAAGGAGCCCAATTACAGTACTTGGTATTGACCTCCGAGTACAAAGCCCAGTTCTTCCCGAGCTGCTTAAAGTGTTTTGCTTTCATTCTTGAAAATTTTTAGTTCCGTATGCGCGAGTGCCGTCCAGTATTTGTGGGTCGAGAGAAGGCCCAATTTGGCACCAATTCTACTGGACCAATTCTACTGGACCAATTCTACTGGACCAATTCTACTGGACCAATTTCTACTGGACCAATTCTACTCGCCTACGACTTCTTTTTGAACTTTTGGATCCGTCTCTCCGCTCTCTCCATCTGCTTGATGGATCGGCTCAATTTCCGTTTGGGACTAATCCACCATTGGCGGATCCCGCCGAAAATCGCGAACAGGCCGATGATGGCCAACAGGTAAATTGCAATCATTTTCTACGCCTCCTTTCTAATTTGTTTTGTAGTTTGCGGACCTCAACCCAGTCCTCGTGCCGCATCCATTCCGGACGGGATAACAGAGTCAGCTGACCCCGTGCTATTTGCATGGTGGTCTTTTTCAATTTGCGGGCGTAGTCCAGGACCTCCCGCTCCTCTTTTGAGTAGATCCCCAGCCATCGCCGGAACCCTCCAAGTTTCCCAGTTGGGGGTAGCCCCAATTTCTCAGTTTTTTCCATAATAAACAATATTTGACCAGTAGTAAACAATAAAATTTCTTATTGTTTCTCACCTAAGTGATTGATATTCAATTGATTAGGTCCCCAATTCTTCTCCCGAGAAACAATGTAAACAATGTTTCTGTGCACTCTATTTTGTGATTTTTCATTTCCTAAATTGGTCATAATTTTCCTCATATTCCCTATTCAGGTTTTCCTCCTAAATTATTGTTTACATTGTTTACAAGGGCCTAAATCATTGATATTCA